TTAATATTTACTGCACCTTATTCAGATACAGACTTTGATCCTGCAAATGGTGCAGGTAGTATTGGTCTTAACTCTGAGATAACAGGTTTGAAAGTTTATCGTGATGCATTAATTGTATTTTGCCGTGATAAAATTATGAGGCTAACAGGATCAAGTTCTGCTGATTTTACACTGAGTGCAGTTACCGAAGACCTTGGTTGTTTAAGTGCAGATACTATACAGGAAGTAGGTTCTGATGTTATGTTTCTTGGTCCTGATGGACTACGTACATTAAGTTCTACAGAACGTATTGGTGACTTTGGAATTGATGTTGCATCTAAAAATATACGTCCTAATGTAGTTGAATTACAATCCTATGCTTCTATTTTTTCTAGTACAGTAATTAGGGGTAAAGCACAGTATCGTATGTTTGGTTATGTTGATGGGGAAAAAGTTGGCATATCTAAAGGTGTACTAGGTACTAAGTTTGTTGATCAAGGTGGTACAGGTTTTCAGTGGGCTGAAACAAAAGGATATAAAGTATATATTGCTGACTCACAATATATTGGAAATCAAGAATTTGTATTATTTTCTAACAATGATGGTTATGTATATCGTATGGAAAGTGGCACATCACGTGATGGAGATACTGTTACAGCTATTTATGAATCTCCTTTTATGCCTATTACTGATCCACAAAAACGTAAAACATTTTATAAACTAGATTTGTATATTAAACCATTTGGTGCAATTAATATTAATTGTAATGTTAGATACAATCAAAACGCAATTAATAAAATACAACCTGCTACAATTCAAATTGAATCTACTGCAGGTGGTGGTGGTTTTTATGGAAATAATACCGCAATATTTGGAAGTACAACATATGGTGAACCTCGTACACAATCTTTCGATGAAAATATAGTAGGTTCAGGTAATACGGTAGCACTACGAATAGAAGACGATAGTTCTAATTCAGCATTTTTGTTAGATACAGCAATATTTGAATATGCTGAAAACAATAGGAAGTAAGGAAAACTTATGGGTACAGGTTATACAAGAGCAGATACAGGCAACAACATTGCTAATGGTAATGTTATTGATGCTGATGATTTAGATAATGAATTTAATGCTGTAGAATCTTCATTTAATGCATCTTCTGGGCATACACACGATGGCACAGCAGCCGAAGGTGCACCCATTGAAGTTATAGGTCCAAGTCAAGATATTGTAGCTACAGTTAGTGTGCTACGGCCTAAAACAAATAATGCAATTGATCTTGGAACTACAAGTTTAAAGTATAAAGATTTACATATGCAAGGTACTGCGGCAATAGCTACTAATGCTACGGTAGGTGGAACACTAGGTGTAACTGGTGCAACTACTTTAAGTAGCACATTAGCTGTTACAGGTAATCAGACCAACACTGGTAATCTCACAGTAAATGGTAATACTGTACTTGGTAATGCTGCATCTGATACGGTAACAATAACTGCTGATGTAGCTTCAAATCTTATTCCTTCAGTTAATAACACTTATGATTTAGGTGCTAGTGGCAGTGAGTGGAAAGACCTTTACATTGATGGTACTGCTAATATTGATACTGGCAGCATAGATACTGCAAATGTAGGAACTTTAGCCGTAGCAAACAATGCCACAGTTACAGGTAATCTTACTGTAGACGGAACTATTAATGCTTCAATTAGTGGTGTTGCAACTACAGCAAATGCATTAACAACTCCACGTACAATTACAATTGCAGGTATAACTGCAGGTGCAGCTAACTTTGATGGCTCTGCTAATATAACAATAACAACAAGTGGTCTTACTCTTGGTGGTACAGCAGTAACTGCTGATGGCGGTGAGTTAAATACACTTGATGGTATTACATCCTCTACTGCAGAACTAAACTTATTAACAGGTGTAACTACAAGTACTGCAGAATTAAACTTTGTAGATGGTGTAACTTCAAATATACAAACACAACTAAATGCTAAATTAAATACTGTAAATTTAAGTAATTATACAGGAGATGTTGACATTGATGGTGAACTTGTGGTAACATCATATAATGAAACATATGTAAGTGTTTCGTCATCAAGTGGTTCGACAACAATAAATTGTGAAGCAGGAAATGTATTTTCTAATACACTAAGTGAAAATACAACATTTGTGTTTGCAAGCCCTCCTGCAAGTGGAACTGCATTTGGGTTTAGTTTAAAGATTATACAAGATGGAAGTGCTAGTGGTTACACTGTAACATGGCCCTCATCAGTAAAATGGCCTTTAAGCCGTACACCAATACTAACTGCTACAGCAAATGCCATAGATCAATTTATTTTCTACTCACATGATGGTGGAACTAATTGGTACGGATTTAAAGCAGGATCAAATTTAGGGTAATAAAATATGGTAAATTGGAAAAAAACAATGATGGCCTCTGCAGGAGGTGGTAACGAATGGTATGTACAAGGAAGAGCATATGCTAATCCCCCTTTCTCTTATTTTGGAAATGCATATCATAATGTAATTGTAAATCAAAACACAGGAAATATTTATTTATTAAGACGTAGAAATCAAGCAGGATCAACAGCCGAATACTATTGGGATGAGTGGTCAGCAGATGCAAATAACGTCAAGTCTGTTGGTAGTTCAAATTCTCAAGGAAATAAACTTACAAATGGTTATCCTAAAATAGATCACGACACGTCAAATACTTACGACTTTATAGAACCTTCTGGAGCAGGAGGAGCAGCAAGTACTAGGTTTGTAGATGTTGGAAGTGGTTCTAGTCCGTATGGTAATAATAGAAATTTTAATAGTGCATATATTTATAGTGGAACTTATTGGTCAAATGGCGCAAATGTCAAAACTTATAACATAGGTAATAAAACATATCAGGCTAAAGGTGGTACTCTTAATGGGGGTGCTGTAGGAAGTTTTCAACACACGTCTTCTAGTTACCCTTTTAATATGGATAGTGGTCATTATAACACTTATAATAGTGCTCCAGGTGGAGGTAGATTTATTGATATGTTTCCTATTAATCCTGCTAGTCAAAGCACAGATCACATAGTATGGCACGCCTCATCTTATCATACCTACGGTTACAGATTAAATAGTAGTTTAAACACAACAGGAACAAACAATGCTTGGCAGTATCCATCAGGTTCACTAGTTGGTACTTGGGCTAGTGGAGCAATTGATAGAGATAATAACACAGTTTATATGGCAAAGTCATCCCAGATTTGGGAGTGGAATTACTCAACTAATGCTAGAAAACTATGGACTGTACAAGGTATGACTGGAAATCCTAGATCACAATCTAATTGGTTACATGTTCAGAATGGATACTTATATCACTATTTACCTACAGGTTCAGGAGGTTTATACCTGTTAAAAATGGATACTAGTGATATTAGTTCTAGTCCTCAAGCTTATTTAGTTAAGGATACTTCAGGATATGGAGCACCAGGAAATAATTATATAGCAAACCAAGAAGGTTTCTTAGTAGAAGGACCAAATACTTATTTAGGTGACACTGACTTACTTCTTTTAGGATTTTCTAATTATATGACTAGTGGTTCATCTCAACATAGTACAAATTTATCTCTTGTTAAGTGGGATAACATACCTCAAATTGCAACTCATGCAACTAATGTAAGTGTTGCAAGTGCTAGTTTAACATTATCAGGTGGCAGTTCGTTTGGAACAACTACAAATTCTACAAACATAGGGGGCAGTGGTCTATCAACTCAGTATCAAAATGCTCCAAATAATTCAACTAATTACTTTGCAAGTGTTACTTTTCCTAGTCAGGGGGGTGATGAGGGCAATAGTGTAGGTCCAGTAAATTTATAAAATACTTGACTATTTATTTTTTGTTTGATACAATGACTTGTCAGCAAACAAAGGAGAATTGACACATGATGGAACTAGATAAAAAAGAAAAAGCACATCCAAACAGAGTTGAAGTTTTACCACAATATTTTTATAGATTTTTGTGTGATAAATCTACTACAGAAAAGTCCTTAAAGATATTAAAGAAAATGGACTACCATCCAAACATAAAAAATGAAACTTCTTTTGACCATAGGCTTGAAAGAAATGAAGAGTTAAAAGATTTATTTATTTTTTTTGAATATTGTTTAGAACAAATTAAAGACGATTTATATATGGAGTGTGACAAGTTAAAAATTACTCAAGCATGGGCTAACAAATCCACAGAAAATCAAAACCACCATTGGCACAATCACCCAAATTCTTTTTTAAGTGCAGTGTTTTATTTAACTGACTCACCCATGCCTACTACTTTTGCTATAGGAGATATTTGGAGTCCTCAAAAAAACTTTAGTGGTAATTTAGATTTAAATGTAAGATCACAAGTTGCCCCAATATATCATAAAGAAGACACCGTAGCAGGTAATCTAATTTTATTTCCTTCAGTAGTAGATCACTGTGTTGATTCTTTACACGAAGGTATGGAAGATAGATACACAATTTCTTTTAACACTTTTCCAGAAGGCACTATTGGAAGTTATGGATCACTGGCAGGTTTGACTATTAAAGTGGATAATAGTTAATATGCTAAAAAATTATATAAAAAAATATCAACTACTAAGTAAGCAACAGAGTAAAGATATTATAGTTGAGCATAAAAATGCACCTTGGCAAAAACATACTTGGAATAAAAACGTAGATAATTCTAATCAATCCAAAGATAAAGACCCTGCAATTTTATATATGGATCAGAAGTGGGCTTTTGTTATATATAAAAATTTAGAAAAAAGTATATATGATTATTTTACAACTGTTTCTGATGGTAGTATGTACACAAAAACTTTTTCTACACCTCGTTTTAATAAGTATGGTGTAGAACAAAAAATGGATTATCACGTAGATCACATTCATAGTTTATTTGATGGTCAACACAGAGGTATTCCAATACTAAGCATAATTACTTTGTTAAATGAAGATTACAAAGGTGGTGAATTTTGCTTTAAACTGGATGGTAAAGAAGTAGAGTACGAATTAAAAACAGGAGAATGTTTAATATGGCCTTCCTTGTTTATGTACCCACATTATGTAAAGCCTGTTACAGAGGGTGAACGTCAAAGCTTTGTAGTATGGGCTTTTTAAAAGCTACTAAGAAAGGATCAATTAATGGCTTTATATAGAGATCGTAGTACTGGAGAATTAAAATCTCAGGGAGTACTACGTAAAGAAAATAAAAATATGTCACTACCTAAAGTTTGGAACTCAAACACTTGTGAAGCTTTAAATGTTGATGAAGTATTAGTAAGTGATGGCCCAACGGAAGGTATTGGTAAATATCAAGTTGCTCACATAGATGGTGCTGAAAAAAATTCTGATGGTAAATGGGTGCAAACATGGAAAATTAGTGACATGTTTTCTGACCAAGATGGTGGGCCAACTAAAGCTGAACAGGAAACTGCTTATCAAAATACTTTAGATAGAGAAGTTACTGAAAACAACAGATCAATTAGAAATGATTTGCTTAAAGAAACAGATTGGTGGGGATTGTCTGACACTACTACCATGACTTCTGATCAAACAAATTATCGTAAAGCATTACGTGATATAACTGCACACTCTAACTGGCCTAATCTAGAGGAATCAGACTGGCCTACTAAACCATAGGGTATAGGATATGGCTGACATTAAATTAACATCAGAAGAAATAGAAACAATGCTAGACAACGCAGCTAGGCGTGGTGCTAAAGAGGCACTACGTTCTATCGGGTTACTTGATGATGATGCACAAAAAGATATACTAGAGATGCGTAACTTGATAGAAGCATGGAGAGATACACGTAGAAGTATATGGAGTACTGTGGTAAAGTTAGCTACAGTTGGAACACTAACATTCATAGCAGGTGCTGTTTGGATGACATTTGGTAAGTAAGGCATAAACAATGAATAATCAATTTAAAAATCCTACATTCGGTGGTTTTAAACCAAATGCAATGCAACGTATTGCAGGAACATTAGGTTATACAGGAGAGATGTCTGGGTTTAATTCTTACCTAGAGCAAAACCCTGATAAGAAAAACCAAATGGATCAGTTTAAACAAGCAGCTATGACGATGGCTAAAGGCGGTAGTGTACAAAAATTTCAAACAGGTGGTATTCCAATTCAAAATCAAGCATCTGGTGCACTACCAGAAGGTGATATACCAAAAGAAATGCTAAAATTTTATGGTGGTCCTGCAATGCCACCACCGTTAAAAATGCCGACAACAAACATTCAACAACCTGCACAGCAACCTGCACAACAACAAGTAGGACCAATAAACTACCAACAACAATCTGAACAAACAGCTAATCAAGCTGCTCAAATGCAACAACAGGCTGCACAGACTGCACAACAAGCACAACAGTATCAACAACAGATTGCACAACAAGGTCAGACTGTACAACAAAATGCAGCAGGTAGTTTTGATATAGTTGATGCTTCAGGTAAAGTTATTAAAACTAATATTGATACTGCTCAACAGGCACAACAAATGACTGGTCAACAGCAAACTTATGCACCATTTGACGTGCCTATAACTACTATGCCTATTCCAGACTTGGGTGACTATGACCCCACTAAAGGTATGCCAGAATTATCTGAGGATGATTATACACCTTTCTTAGAACAGATAGCAGGTGGATCAACAGGTGCAGGTGCAGAAAATAACATACAAGGCATTACTGCAATGTTATCCTCTGGCAATTTTCCAAATGATCCTACAGATTATGAGATAACTGGCAGTAGTAGAGACTGGACAATTACTTATGCTGATGGTAAAACACTAAAGTCTCCGTATAGAAAACGTGAAAGTATTCAAAAAGAAGCTGAGAACATAGCCAATGTTTTAAATCAAGCCAAACAATCGGATACTTATACTGGATTTAAAAACAAACAAGATGCATATCGTGACTTTCTATCTAGTGGTGTAACTGGTGGTGTAACAGGTGATATTGAAAACATTGAACAAGAATTTAATACTGCTCAGTCTAGCTATACACAGCTACAATTAGAGTTAACACGTTTAAGTAATCAAGCTAAAGCTAATCCAGACGATCCTTATTTAAAAGAACTTGTAGAAGCTAAAGGTAAAGAGTTTTCTGATGCTAAATTACGTTTAGATCAACTTACTCC